GTCACCGAATCCATCCGGACCGAAAAACCGGAAACGTTTGGGGATAAACTTTAAGAGACTGAGTGCAATCTCGTCATAACCGCTTCTAACGAAGTAGTTATGAAATCTGAATAGCTATTTTATAGCAAAGTTGTTTTTCAGATAACAAGGTCCCACACTAACACCTCCCAAATAGTCTGCCCCGCAACTTTCACGAAACTGACCCGACCAGAAAGACTTCTCTAAATTAAGAGAAAAGCCAAACTGAGAAAGGCAATCGTGCATAGTCTCAAATTTATCGGTGGGGATAATAATATCATCACCGTAAACAGAGAATATGGACTTTCCGCATATTACTGAGGAAAGAGCAAAGAAGATAAGCGACTCGAGCTCGAATGTGTAACCGTTCCCCATACTAGAGAACTTCTCTGGAGTGATAAAATCACCACAGGGAAGCCTATAGGATGGGCTCCGGCATTCACATAGAAGGTCGAACCACGCCGGGGGGAGAAGCGCCTTCACCAACTCATAAGAGATGGTATCTGAGGCACTCTCCAAGTCAATCGTCGCGTACTCTCCAGTTATGGACCCTTGCCGAGCAAGACGCTGATTAGCGGCTTGGTCGGTGAGATCACAACCGAAGCGGCGTAGTTTTGACCTGATATAACTCCCGATGCCCTTTTGGGCAAAGGAGTTTATCAAAGGCTCAACTACGATGGGACGATCGATCATAGACGATTTGGGGACAAACGTGAGTTTGCCACCTTGGACAGGCCGAGAGGCCATTAAATTCGTCCAAAATGGGAACTCTGCCTGAAAGAATTCTAAGAATCTCCAGGCGTTTGTCGTTAACGACGGAAAAGGGGAGGAAAGTTTCCTCCTTATAGATGTAAATCTACTCAATCCGACGTTCGCTCCGGGGCCGAAGCCGAAGTCAAGTTCTGAAAGATCAGGGACAGGACCCAAGATATGGTCTATTTTACGCGACACCTCGAAAATGAGGCTAGCGCCCTTAAAACGTTCTAACGTTCTAAGAGAGACTTTATCTCGAAGCCTGACATTGGTCTGACGGCACTTATCTTCGGACTCCAGGAACTTAGATAAAGCTGCCTCAGTGGTGTCAACAACCGGTGGAAAAGCGTTATTCTTTTTGAATAGCGCTAGACACTGTTGATGACGCCATAGCATACTAGGATCAGAAAAATCTGATATTGGTAAGCTCTGAGACAGGTTCCCCTCGAGGTCCTCACGGACATCGAAAGGATACCCAAGTTCTTGGACGACATGACGGATGATAGCTAAACTCTTCCGAAAGGAAAAAGGGCTATCAAAATGCAACTTAGTTGACATATACGAGTTCCTTCACTAGATTACTAGTACGGAGATTCAAGAGAATCAACGAGACTGGTCACTTGGTTATCAGCCAAGAGGTCAACCATCATTGTTCTAATGTTCTCACGTTGCTGTGCAGTACTACGAGCAGGCAAAAGCATTTCTACGTTTGCTTGCAAGTAATACGCAACGGCAGGAGGGGCGTCGTAACCGCCAGAAGTCGTCCCGGTAGCGACCTCCATGATTGGGACCCGTAGTGTTATACGAGCCTTGTGGATCGATTGATTTGTCCGATCAGCACGACGTATACTCATAGTAAGTTCAGATTCACCAATAGACGAAGAACTCGTTCCGCCGTTTTCACGGTAGGTCGGAGGGTTCGTCTGGATTGGATTGAACGTATGAGTGACGGGTGTTGATTCGGCATCAACCAAATCAATGGGTGCGATTGCAACCATAATATATATCCTTCTAAAAAGGTCCAGGTTGGTTGATTCATTAAGCTCGAAAGAGCACTAATGGGCTAGCGGAGGCGTTGAATAACGAGGGCAGCCAGACTTATCACACGCTTGATACTAGGTTCAAACCTAGGCACCAAAGCGCGTGGCAATTCGTTTTCTAACATAATTCTCAGATCGGGTTCCCCCAAGCGAGTCATTTGAAACTAACGAATTGAAGAATGGAAATTGCCACCGACGACGCGTGAAGGGCCAACTGGGTAGTTGGAACCAACACTGACGTCAATTTGTCTTTCGTACACATCCGTGACGCTAGTTTCGCTTTGGCGAAGGTTGCCCACGTTGTGCATCGCTGATAGGTAACTACCTATCGGTACGAACCAATCAGCGACGAAAGAGAAAGGAACGAGTTCCCAGGCTATTGACGCAGGGTCCGAAAGGCCCCAACGATCAAAGAAGTCCGGGTCGTTCCGAACGGTGGCG